ACAATTTACGAAGAAAAAAGAATGAAATCTAAAGGAGCACATCACTACTTCTTTAGAGAAAGCGGAAGCGAAGCTTGGAAATATCATAACTGGGAAGGGCCTGCAGTTCAACCTATTGAAGGAGAAGAAAGTGAGCTTAAGAAAGAATATTATTTATACGGGAAACAATTAACCCTTGAAGAATGGAGCCAAGCACGCAAAGATAGAGAAGGCTTACCTTGGTATAAAAATGCTTCAATGAAAGGAACTACAAGATTTTAATGGGTCACAAATATCAACCAATTCCACGTAAAGGAGATATTCACAAGAAAGCTTGGGGACACGAGCTTTGGATTGTTAATCACGAAGCATATTGTGGTAAGCTACTTGTATTTGAAAAAGGTAAAAAATTTTCAATGCACTACCATTTGATTAAAGAAGAATCATGGTACGTAGCTGAAGGAGAATTTGAATATAGCTGGATTGACACTGAAAAAGCCTCAGTACAATCAACTATTATCTCTCAAGGAGATGTTGTAGATTTAGAGATTGGACAACCTCACCAATTAAAAGCACTTACTCAAGGTGCGACAATTTTTGAGGTATCCACTAAACATTACGAAGAAGATAGTTATAGAGTATTTAAAGGAGATAGTCAATGAAAATAGGTTTTTGTGGTACTATGAGTGTAGGTAAAACTACACTTGTAAATGCATTAAAAGAGTTACCGGAATTTAAGGATTATATGTTTAGAACTGAACGTTCTAAATACTTAATGGAGATGGGAATCCCTTTAAATACAGATTCCACATTAAAGGGTCAATGTGTGTTCCTAGCAGAACGTGCTAGTGAATTAATGCACGATAACATTATTACAGATCGTACTATTATTGATATTATCTCATTTGCACGAGCAGCTAAATCAATAAATTATAATGATGCTGAAGATTTTGCTAATCTAGCTGCTAATTTACTCCCAGAATACGATTATATATTTTATGTATCACCCGAAGGAGTAGAAATGGAGGATAATGGTGTTCGAGAAACTGATCTTGAATATAGAAACTTAATTAATTTTATTATTCAAAGTACTATATCTAAGTATAAACACAGAATAAAAAATTATTGTGAAATTAAAGGTGATACTGAAGAACGAATAAAGCAGGTGAAGAAGGCGCTTTCTTTGTAATATTTATAAAGAAAACACACTAATGAATTGGATAAAAAATAATCCACAATTTGTAGTTATTATTATTTTAGTATTAACTATGATTTTTCAACATTTATTTTTAAGTAATTCGTATAAAAAAGAATACGAACAACAAATAGACGAATTACATAGTTCAAACGACTCTATTTTAGCATTAAATGATCGTATAAAAGATAGAATAGCTCAAATAAATAAAGATATTACAAAAAAAGAAGCCGAATTAATTAAATTAAAGAAACAAAATGCTAAGAACACTGCTAAGCTTAATGCTATGTCTGATACTGAGCTTTCCAGCACTTTCACAGAACTCTTCAACTGACCTAATCTCAGTTCCTCGCTCAACAATTGTTAATGCTATTACAAAATATAACGATTGTAAACTTGAACTCCAATATAGTCAAGAAAAATTATTTGCTACTGAAACTAAAGTAAAGTTACAAATAGAACAAATAGAAAATTTAAGTAATCTTATTCAAAATAAAGAAGTTGAAATAACTACTTTAGGTGAGATTATAAAATTAAAAGAAAGCGAAATCAAAGCTTTAAAACAAGCTAAAAAAGCAAAGTTTTGGAATGGGACTATGATAGGATTTGGAAGTGGAGTTGTAACAATGTTCTCTATACTTCAACTATAATACTATGAGTGATAGTAATTTAAGACAAATAATCCAACAAGAATATATTAAGTGTGCTACTGACCCAGCACACTTTATGCGTAAATATTGTTATATTCAACACCCACAAAGAGGTAGGGTGTATTTTAATTTATATCCTTTCCAAGAAAAGGCATTACACCTTTGGAGAGATAACCCATACTCAGTTGTACTTAAATCTCGTCAGTTAGGCATTTCAACCTTAGCCGCAGGTTATTCTTTATGGTTAATGTTATTCCATAAAGATAAAAACGTACTCTGTATCGCAACTAAACAGGAAACTGCTCGTAACATGGTTACGAAAGTAAAATTCATGTTTGATAATCTACCTTCATGGTTAAAAATAACAGCAGACGAAAACAATAAATTATCCCTTCGATTAAGTAACGGATCTCAAATTAAAGCAACTTCAGCATCAAGTGATGCAGGTCGATCAGAAGCAGTATCTCTTCTGTTGATTGACGAGGCTGCGTTTATTGAAGGAATTGGAGAAATATGGGCATCAGCACAACAAACACTAGCAACGGGTGGTGGAGCAATAGTACTTTCTACCCCTTATGGAACTGGAAACTGGTTCCACCAGACATGGGTGAGAGCGGAATCGGGAGAGAACGACTTCTTACCTATCAAATTACCTTGGTTTGTACACCCTGAACGAGATGAAGCTTGGCGAAAACGACAAGACGAATTACTTGGTGACCCTAGATTAGCAGCACAAGAATGTGACTGTGACTTTAGCACTTCAGGTGATGTAGTATTCTACCCAGAGTGGTTAGAATTTATTAAAGAAACTACTATTAAAGATCCAGTTGAAAGACGAGGTGTAGACCAAAATTTATGGGTTTGGGAACCTGCTGATTATTCTAGAGATTATATGGTATTAGCAGACGTTGCTCGTGGTGATGGTAAAGACTTTTCTACATTCCACGTAATTGATATTGAAACTAATATACAAGTAGCAGAATATAAGGGTCAATTACCTACTAGAGAATTTGGTTTTCTTTTAGTAGCAATTGCTACTGAATACAATAACGCACTTCTTGTTATTGAAAACGCTTCAATTGGTTGGGCAACTATTGAAGCCGTAATAGAAAGAGGATATAGAAACCTCTATCACTCACCTAAGAGTGATCAATTAACAGCTGAGTCGTATCTTAAATCATATGAAAATGACTCAAATATGGTTCCTGGTTTTACAATGTCAATGAGAACCCGACCATTAGTAGTTAATAAATTTAGAGAGTTCGTGGGAGATAAAAGTGTAACTATTCGTTCAAAGCGTTTACTTGAAGAAATGAAAGTATTTGTTTGGAAGAATGGTCGTCCCGAAGCTCAAACAGGGTATAATGATGACTTAGTAATGCCATTTGGCATTGGTATGTTCTTAAGAGATACCTCACTTAAATTCCAACAACAAAACTTAGATCTAACTCGAAGTGCTTTAAATAACATTCAAAGAAGAGATCAACCACAATTCGCATACGGCCGTCAAATTGAAAATCCTTATAACCATAAAGTAAATGGGCAAAATGAGGATTTAAGATGGTTGTTATAATATTTATTAGATATGGCACAAACTGATATATTTTCAAGGTTAAGAAGACTCTTCTCTACGGACGTTATTATTCGTAGTGAAGGAGATGGTCAATTAAAAGTTATTGACCCAGATAGAATTCAAACCACAGGTGAATTCCAAACCAACTCAGTTGTAGATAGATTTGGTAAAATTTATACCAACCCCGCAGCTACATCTCTTTTAGCACAACAATTTAACCTTAACTATCAATATTATAGAACTTATCTATATGGTGATTACGATCAGATGGATACAGATGCAATTATTGCTTCTGCTCTTGATATTGTAGCGGACGAATGTACCCTAAAAAATGATATGGGTGAGGTACTTCAAATTAGAAGTAGTGATGAAGATAGTCAAAAAACTTTATACAATTTATTCTATGATGTTTTAAATATCGAATTCAACCTATGGTCTTGGATTCGTCAAATGTGTAAGTATGGTGATTTCTTTATCAAATTAGAAATTGCAGAAAAATTCGGAGTATACAATGTTATTCCTTATACTGCTTACCACATTCAAAGAAAAGAAAATTTTGACCCTAAAAACCCATCTAAAGTAGAATTCCTCTACAACCCAGATGGTTACTTTACTGGAGGTTCTGGTTACTATGCTACTCCAAATGAAAAAATAGATACGGCTAATCAAATTAAATTTGACAATTATGAGATTGCTCACTTTCGTTTAATTACGGATGTAAATTATCTTCCTTATGGTCGTTCTTACTTAGAACCAGCACGTCGTTTATTTAAGCAATATGTGTTAATGGAAGATGCGATGCTTATTCACAGAATTGCTCGCGCCCCAGAAAAACGTGTTTTCTATATTAACGTAGGTAACATCCCACCACAAGAAGTTGATGCTTTCATGCAGAAGACAATCAACAATATGAAGAAAACTCCGTTAATGGATCCCAATACTGGTGAATATAACTTAAAATATAACATGCAGAATATCCTTGAGGATTTCTTCATTCCAGTAAGAGGTAATGACACGGCAACTAAAATCGATACTACAAAAGGTCTAGAATACAATGGTATTGAAGACGTTGCTTACTTAAGAGACAAATTATTTGCTGCTCTTAAGGTACCTAAAGCGTTTATGGGTTACGAGAAAGATTTGACAGGTAAAGCTACATTAGCTGCTGAAGATATTCGATTTGCTCGTACAATTGAACGTATCCAAAAGATTGTATTATCTGAATTGTATAAAATTGGTTTAGTACACTTATACACACAAGGATATGATGGAGAACAATTAACTAATTTCGAGTTAAGTTTAACTACTCCTTCAATTATTTACGATCAGGAAAAAATTGCATTATTAAAAGAAAAAGTAGCATTAGCTAAAGATATTTTAGATAGTAAAATCCTTCCAACAGATTGGATTTACGATAATGTGTTCCACTTCAGTGAAGATCAATTCGATGAATATAGAGATCTTATTATTGAAGACCAAAAACGTGCTTTCCGTAATCAACAAATTGCTGATGAAGGTAATGACCCATTAGAAACAGGTAAATCTTATGGTACCCCACACGATTTAGCTTCTTTATATGGTAAAGGAAGATATGAAGCTAACTCAGTACCTGATGGATATGATGAAAAAGTACCATTAGGCCGCCCTGAAGAAAAATCATCAGATAGAAATACTCAAGATGATAATTTTGGTAAGGATAGATTAGGTGTTAAGTCAATGAAAGTTGACGACCAAGAAGAATTTGGTAGAACTAATTTTAAAGGTGGATCACCTTTAGCCTTAGAAAATGCTAAATCAGTATTCGCTAAAAACAGAACGTTAATTGAAAGTTTATCTAAACAATTAGTGTTTGAAAGTGACAAAAATAAAGAGTCATTATTAGATGAATCTAATTTAACTGAGTAAGAATCCTGATATATTTATAAGAAATCCTGATTTAGGAATGAATATTAAACATTCAAAATATAAGAATACCGGTATCCTATTTGAGTTACTTGTAAGACAAGTAACAGCAGATACCCTAAATGGTGCAAATTCTCAAGCGCTTAATATCATTAAGACTTTTTTTGCTAAAAGTGAATTAGGTAAAGAATTAAAATTATACGAAGCTTTAAATAAAAACACTCAATTACATGAGTCTCAAGCTAATATGTTAGTTAACACTTTACTTGAAAGTTCAGTTAAATTAAATAGAAGTATTCTTAGAAGAGAAAAATATAATCTTATTAATGAGATTAAAAAACATTACCT